CCAGCTCGGGCTTCTTCGCCGCCGTCTTGCGTGCGGTCGCCATGTCAGCCCCTCGCCCTCTGCTCTGCCCGCGTGAACGTGTTCGTGATCCGGTCCGGCGTGGCCGTACCGGCGTTCACTGCGGCCACGGTGTACGTCTCGGACTCCGCGTCGGTCTCTGGCGACCAGCCGGTGAACCCGTACGCCTGCGGCAAGGCCCGCCCGAGCGTCACCGACGGCGACCCCGACGCGGTGGCCGCGGCCGACAGCGTGGCGGCCGTGTCCGACGTGACCGACGCGATCGTCGATCCCGCCTGGATGCCGGTGCCGGTGATGGTCCGGCCGGCGTCCTCCTCCTGGAAGGTGCCCGCCGCCGCGGTGAGGGCGGTGGTGGAGTTCGTGGTGACAGCGATCGTGCGCGGTTCGTTCGTGCGCCCTGCAACCATGAATCACCCCTCCTTACGGCAGGTCGAGGCGGGCCACCGGGTAGCGGCTGGCCTCGGTCGGCTGGTCGTTGTTGATGGTGTTCGCGACCTGCCAGCCCACCCGGAACGTCAGCCGGATCGCGGTCATGTCCTGCTGGGCCAGGTTGTAGATGATCGCGCCCGTGTTGTCCTGGATGACGGCCTGGTCGAGGATCTTCATCGAAATGTCCGACCGCACCCCGACGACGTACTGGGACCAGTCGCCCATGAACAGCTGCGGCGAACCGCTGGCAGTCGGGAACAGGCCGCGCATCGGGTAGATGATCGGGTAGCCGTCGACCAGCGTCAGGGCGCCGTTGACGCGGGACTCGTCAAGCTTCTTGCCCTGCGAGTCACGCGACCTGCGCAGCTTCGACTTCACCGATGTCGCGCCGACGAAGCCGGTCACCTCGAAGCCGTCGGCCTCGACCTTCTCGTAGCCGTTGTCGATGTCGCCGAAGAAGGCGCCCGCCGCCGCTGCCGAGTTTGCGGTCACCGCGTTACCGGCAGCGGTCGCCGCGGCGGCGATGTTGGTCGGCCAACTGGCGGGGGCGTTGGTGCCGAAGAACACGGCCGCGTCGAGGCAGCGCCCGAACGCCTCGGTGATCAGGGGGGACGCCTCGTCCCAGACGTTGGCGTCGACGTCGGCCAGGACATTGTCCGGGACCGGCATGATCGCCGCGATCTCCTCGATGTTGAGGAACTTGTTCGTCCAGTTGACCTCGGTCGTCTGCTTCAGCCCGGTGTCACCCGTGACGAAGTAGGCGGTGGGCAGGGCGGACAGGACCGGGAAGCGGACCTGTCCTCGCCCCACCGGGACCCGACGGAACAGGCTCAGCGTCGCGGACTGCTCGATCGCCTTCCCGAGCATCTCGTTCGAGACTTCCTCGGGGATGAGGGCTGCCGCGTCGGTGCGCGACACGATGTTGTTGTACGGCACGGCTCAGTGCCTCCGTTTCGGATAGATCCGGCCGGGACGAGCCGCGCCGGGAAGTGGGTCAGCCCAGCCCCGCCTGGCGGCGGATCAGGGCGTTCATGTCGGTCGGGGCGGCAGCCGACTTACGCACACCGCCGTCGTAGTTCGGGGCGCTCCGCTGCTGCTGGGTGCCGAGCGCCTCCAGCAACTGGTCCGCGTCCGCCTCCAGCTCCTCGGCGGTGGCGCCCTGGAGGCGGGCCGCCCACTCGGCGGGGAGCTTCTTCCTCGCGGCGATCTCGTAGCGCAGCAGCTTCGCCGTCGCGCTCGCGGCCGTCGTCTCCGCGGCGGTCGCCCGGTCGGTCAGCTTGTCGAGGTCGGTCTTCTTCGCGTCCTCGTACTGCCGGAGCTGTGCGGTGAGGTCGTCGACCTGCTTCTGCTGGGCCTTCGCCGCCCGCTCCGCAGTGGCCGCCCGCTTCCGCTCGGCGGCGAGCGCCTTCTGTCCGGCCTCGCCGAGCCCTGCGGCGACGTCGTCGTGCCCGGTGTCCGTCGCGGACCCCGTGCCGTCGGTGACGTCGGTCGTGCCCGTGCTGTCGTCAGCCATCGCGGCCGACTCCTTCCCATCACCCCGCCCTCGCGGCAGGGACACTTGATCGGCTAGACGATGTAGCCATACCGGCGCAACAGCTTGAGCTGCCCCCGCCGCCCAGGCGCCTGCGCGAAGATCGCCTCCGGGGTCAGGCGCGGCCCGACCGCCTGGCTGTACCGCTGGCCCGGATAGCGGACGAACTCGCCGCCAGCGCGCCGAACACGCCGCCCGTACACGCCGCGCCGGGTGATGCCCTCAGTGGTGGTCGGGGCCCCGGGCTGAGACATCCCGCGGCGGGCGTTGACGATCTGCCCGACGTCCGCGCCCGACCTGATCGCCTGCGCGCCCGCAACCGTGAACGTCCGCCGCTGCTCGCGCGCCGACAGCTGCTCGAACATCTGCTGCGGAGTCGGCACGTCGGGCCACTCGTGCTCCCGCAACGGCAGCGTCTGACAGTCGCAGTTCGGATGCCGCAGGAACCCCTCCGACCGCGTGTACATCTGCCCCGAGAGGACGATGCAGCGGGCGCACGCAGGCAGTTGCACCACCCGCACGTAGGCCACGCAGTTCGGATGCGCGGCCATCGCCACCTGGTCCGACGAGCGGCCCGCATCGGCGATCGCCGTCGAGGCATACATGGCCATGTCGGCCAGGCCGCCCGCCATCGCCTCCTCCGGCGACATACCGACCGCCAGGCGGCGCCGTACACCGATCGCGGGCAGGAACAGCAGCGTCTCCAGCGGGCCTCCGTCCGGGGCGACCCCCGCGAACGCCGCCGAAACCAGCGCCGCCTCCGCGAACGCGGAGCCGCCCTGCGCCACCATCTGCGCGGCAATGTACGCCTGCGCGGCATCCGCCACGCCGAGCTGGCCCTCGGCGACAGCGGACACGATGACCGCGCCGGCCTCTCCGGTCAGGTCGTCCTCGATGGACGCCGCCGACAGTCCGCCCCAGATCCGCTGAATCCGGTCGATGATCGCCCGGATCGTGGACGTGACCTGCTCGTAGCGGGTGCGCCCGAGGTCAGTCGGCGTCGACATCGCCGATCCCTGTCACGTCCGGCTTCGGCCCGAAGAGGCTTGCCGGGTCCCCGCCGAGAATCCTGGCGGCCTGCTGGTCGGCCTGTTCGCGCCATTGGGCGATCTCCGTCTGTGAAGCGCCCCAGCGTTCCCACAGCGCTTCCCGCGGCACCCCGAGCGTCGACATCTTCACCAGCGCATCGACGAGTTCACCCTCGGTACGGAACTCCGGGTTGTGCCAGATCACCTCGAGCGCCGAAAGGTCCCGATCGTCCCCGGTGGCCCGCAGCGCCAGCCGCGCCACTTCTTCCTCCCCCTCACCGAGGGAACGCTGCCGCTGCCGCACCTTCGCCACCAGGCCGGACTCGGTCGCCTTCAACGTCTCGCCGTTGACGTTGGACAACTTGCCCAGCAGGTACTGTGCGGGCGTCCGCGTACGCGCGGCCATGTGCTGGACATCCGACTCGACCGAATCCAGGTACGGCCGCAGGTCAGTCGCCTGGAACTCGCCGATCTTGACGTTCTCGTCCTCGATCACCCACAGCCGGTCCACCGCCGCCTTGAACGGCTCGATCGGCTGCCCGTTGTCATCGACCGGAACCTCGTAGCCGGTCATCCACCGCTGCCGGAACGCCGAGAACTCCTGCGCCATCATGCGGTCGATCAGCGTCTTGTTGATCCGGTCCTGATCGTTGAGAACGTCCTCGATCTCCGAGTGGGCCTCACCCAGCAGGTCCGGCCGGTTCGGAATCTCCACCAGCGGTACCGCCTCAAGCGGATTCCGCGCCGGCCAGTCCTCGCCCTGGACTTCACGCCGCACCCACCTCGGCGACCCCGTAGTGCCGACCCGCGGCTCCGGCGCCCGATACTTGAAGATCATTCCGTCGACGAACAGCGTCGTCCAGATATCTCCAGTCCAGTCGTCGACAAACGTCTTCAGCCCGGCCCGGCGCTTACGGCGGCTGCCCGACTCGTAGGCCACGATGGCCTGAGTCGCATCCTCCGCCGTGATCAGCGGAGTCGCGTCGTCGTCCGGGTTCGGCGCCACCAGCGCAAACGACCTGCCGACCTTCACAGCCTCCGTGAGCTGAAGATCAGAATCGGCATCCATGCTGTTCGCCTGCCAGATGCGCCACAGCTCCGGGTCGCCGACCTTCGTCTGACCGAGGCGGAACCCGTCGATCTGGAGGCGCTCAGCCGTGGCGTCCACGACCAGGCCCACATAGTTCGACCGGGACTGCTTCAGGAGCCGCTGGAAGCCCGACCGCGCCTTCTCCGGAATCATCGGCAGCGGGTGGTTACCCGAGTAGTACTGGCGCATGAGGTCGGCGTAGCGCCGGCGCTCCGCCAGCTCCTTCCACATCCGCTCCACCCACCACAACGGCTCGCCCGGCTGAAGCTTCTGCAAGGAGGCCACGAGCACCCCCTCGTCAGAATCCGACCGCCACCCGGCTCTTCGCCTTCGGCCGCCGCAGGTATCCGTCCAGGCCCATCACCGTCGCCGCAATCCCGTCGATCCGCGCCTGCGACTTCTTCCTGTCCGGCTTCATCGGCCGATAGTTGTCGTTGCCGTCCGCGATCGTCTCCACACACCCGGACATCCAGCGCAGGACCGGATGCCCGCCGTGCAGGAATCTCCGTTCCAGCAGCAACCGGTCCAACTCCTTCGAAGCCGGGCCGAGCCCGAGGAAGGTCTGCGCGATCGGCGTGACCTTGACGCCCCTCTTGGTGTCGCGGTCGACGTTCTGTACGAGCTGGCCGGCGAACATGCGGTCGTAGCCGATCCACTGCACATCGAGGTGCTTGCAGTCCGCGAGGACCTGCTTCTCAATCGTGTCGTAGTCGATCGCGTCGCCCTCGGTCAGCTTCAGGAAGCCCTCGCGGGCCCACTGCGCCAACGGCACCTGCAACTGGCGTTGCAGATCCTCCAGCCGCTCCGACGGCAGCCAGAACCGGGACACCAACTCAACCTCAACATTCGGCTGCTTCGACTCCACAGCCAGAACCCACGCGCTCAGGTCGGACACCGCCGACAGGTCGAGCCCACCCCATGCCCGGCGGCCCTTCAGGGCGCCCTCGTCGACCATGCCCGCCACGCGGTCCCAGGAACGGACATCGATCCAGCGGGTCGATGCCTTCTCTCTGATGTTCAGCGACAGCCGCAGGAACGTCGGAAAGTAATTCGGCGTGGACTGCGCCTTGTTCGCCTCGCGCCGCAGATACGCCAGCGTCGGCGATGTCCCCAGTCCGGGGTTCGCGCGTCGCCAGGTCGCCTCGTCGAAAGGGTCGTCGGTCTCAGCCGCAGCCCAGATCACCCCGTAGTGGGCGGGGTCCTGCACGACGTTCTCGGCGACCTTGCGGGTGTACGCGTGCTTCTCGTCGTAGATCGAGCCCTCTTGCGCATCGTCCGCCGTCGTAATGAAAACGATCAACGGCTGATCCCGCGCACCCGTACCCGTCTCAATCGCATCGATAAGATCCCGGCTCTTATGGACGTGAACCTCGTCGATCACCGCGCCGGACACGTTCAGGCCGTGCGCCGTCTCCGCAATCCGGCTTAGCGCTCGGAAGATTCCGCCCGTACGCGGCACCCGAATCACGCTGGTCAGGACCTCGGCCCGGCCCTTCACTGCCTTGGACGTCTGCGCCATGCGCTTCGCGTCGTCAAACACGCGCCTCGCCTGCTCCAACGAGCCGGCCGCCGCGTACACCTCGGCACCGATCTCCCGGTCCGCCAGCAGCAGCGCCAACCCGATCCCCGAGGAGAGGGTGCTCTTGCCGTTCTTCCGCGGGACCTCGATCCACACCGCGCGGACCACGCGCACGGCCCGCTCCAGCTCCGGGTCATGCCACAGCCAGCCGAAAACCGGCAGGATCACCCACAGCTTCTGCCACGGCGCCAGCCGCAGGAACGTCCCGCCCCAGCGGCCCTTGGTGTGCTTGAACGACTCGATCGCCCTCAACGCCCGCCGGGCCGCCTCCACATCGAACCAGGCGCCATCCTGCTCCGGCATCTGGAACGCGCACACCAGCGGTCGCGACAGGACCGCATCCGCGATCTCCTCGTCGTCCATGCCCAGCTCGTACAGTGCCGCCCGCGGTACCGGCAAGCCCTCCGAGCAGTCCTCTAGGGAGAGCTGCTCAGTCGAAGGGATCGTCGTCGTCGCCATCGTCGCCACCCTCCGGCGGCGTCAACCGGCCCCGCGCGGACGGCGACAACCCCAACTCCCCGATGTACCGGGCGAGCTGCTGCCGGTACTGGCCGACGACCGTGGTCGCCCCGTTCTTCTGCCAGCCCCGCTCGCCCCGCATCAGCAGGCCGTGCATCGAGATCACGCGTTCGCACTGGTCAATGCGGGCCACGCAGATGCAGTAGTCCATGACCGTCTGCGTGTCGACCTCGGCGAGCCCCGCCGTGAACTTCAGCACCGGGACGATGCGCCGCCACTCCCGGCGGGCGACTTCCCGGCAGCGGGTGTTGACCTCCCGCTGCTCCTCGTCGGGGACAGTGGGGAACGGCTCCTGCCAGTTCGGCTCGCGCAGCTCGGACGGCGGGACCTTGACGCCCTCGCGAAGCGGCCGGCGGCCAGTGTTGCCCTCGCGGACGGCCTGAAGGTGAGGCTTCGGCTTGCGGCCGGGCGCGGCCATACGACCACCCCCGACCCTAATGTCCGATTAGCCCGTTCCGCGCAAAGATCTTGATCAGCGCCACCTCAGAAATGCC